TTACCCCAGAGCGTATGTATCTGTTTACCCTAGGGCGCATGCAGACCATTACCCCCCAACAAACTACCCCCGCTGCGCTTTTGTCGGAACAAATGGGGTAGGGGTCATTTTATGTCCTTTTTCTGTGGTGTTCACTCATTACACCTATATAATATATATTTTCTAAGGTAGAAAGATAGAATTAGGCTTAATCCTGCTCAATATCGGGCTTTATTCCAACACTATCCGTTTAAACCATAGGGGAACGGATAGTGCTACATATTACGACCAACAACATGGCAAACATCAAATTTTCATCCTCAGTACTTGCAGACATTCAGAAATTCGGCAATGATATTACACCCCCAGGTGAAGGTATCCAAGGTTCGGTATTGGTTAACCAAGAAGTGGCCGAATCATTCAAAGCCAATCCGACACAAGAGGTCACGCTATTATCTTTTGTTTGCACGGAAACGCCACGACCACGGTTTACAATGGTCGGCGAAGCCAAGAATATTGCCAATCCCACCGGCAAATATCAATTGCGTGGGAAAGCAAAAATCCGTGTCGGCGCATTGGAAACCGAAGTAATGATGCACGTTCACACAATTGCCTTCTTTGGCGACCAAGAAAAAGCAAATTTGACCGGACAAGTCGGGGAAATAAATAGTGGGAAAAACGCCGGCAAAAACTACAATTGATCGTTGGAACACCAGAATAAAATAAATGAAATATATTGCTCTTTTCTTGCATCCAGGTATTTATTGTCGTATCTTTGTAGCTCCTCAACAGAGGAATCAAATTTTGTACACTTGGCGGGATAGCTTAGCGCCGTTGTCTGATAAAGCGGTCAATGCTTATATAAGTATATCGGTATTAAGGCCTTAGAAGAATTCTAGACTCTCTTTCTAAGAGGCAAGGTTAAAGCACCACTCTCATATAGTGGAGATCGCAGGTTCGAGTCCTGCTCCCGCAACAAAATAAATGCAAAATGAAATTTGAACAAGTTAGAATACTATCAGCTGAATCACTACTAAAGTCTTTTACGTCTGTCAGCGTTGATATCACACAGAAAACAATCTTAATCATGGATGCAGAAGGTAAAGATGTTCTTTTTACTGTAGAAGGTGTGGAGTTTGTAGGTATGAGCAGAGAAACTATGAAATTTAAAGGGTACCTACCAACAAAAAGACCATCCTTAGTAAGACCCGTGACAATCGCCTTTTGTAGGCCGTAGAGAAAAGCAATGAAAAAGGAATATGCGGCACTCTTAAAATCGGGTATGTTTTGAGAGTTTTACCCACAATTAAGTGGAGACTATGGTAAAGATAAACCGGAGTGGAAAAAGAATATAATCTATAATTTCAATTTATAATAATGTTACAAGAATTTATATTTCCAGAACTTACGCCTTTAGATAAGGCTTTTACAGCAGGATACCAAGCAGCGGAAGTTCTATGGTTACGTATGGTACGTAAAGGTATGACTGATCCAGATGAGTTTATTAGTGATGCAGCTTATGACCATTATATGGCTGCTCTGACAGAATATACTTCTGATAAAGAAGCTACATCCGCGGATAACAAAATTGATGGTATGAAAGTAATAGTAGCGGGGTCTAGGTCGTTTGACGACCAGGCGTTAATGGACAAATGGATTCGCCGAATGAAGACTATTGGAATAGAGGAGATAGTTTCGGGGCATGCAAAAGGAGCTGATGCTTGTGGAGAACTTGTAGCACTGAATCAGGATATTAACCTTAGGTTGTTCCCAGCTGATTGGAATCAACATGGTAAAGCCGCTGGGCCTATAAGGAATAGAGAAATGGCTGATTATGCTGATATGGCCATAGTATTTTGGGATGGTAAGTCGCCTGGATCCATGAATATGATAGAGGTAATGATGGCAAGGAAGAAGCCAGTAATGATAGTGCCTTTCAAAGAAAAAACTGATGAGAAAGACAAGGTATAATTTGTATGAGGTGTTACTCATTGAGCAGCATGCACACAAGGACTATATGTTCTTGTACTATATGGATGATGAGAAACATTACACTGCTAATCCAGTATTAAGGTTTAATGCGGCGTCATTACAGCATGCGAAAACACTCATTGCCAAGACGAAATACGAAGGGAATATAAAATGTATATTAAATAATGCTTAAATTTATAAAGAAAATGATTACAGAAGTTTGTGGATATAAAGATTCAACCGGTAAGTTTCATTCTACAAAGGTAGAAGCTATTATATCAGATATTGCTTTCAGTGCTTGGCAGAAAGGCTACAAAGGTAGCATATACGGACCCACCACTAGGGTTAGTGAATATGAAGATCTATTAAGGGCTATGCTGAATCCAGAATACAAAGAGATGTTGACTGAGCTAGTCACATCTATACCTGAGAAAGATACTTGTAAACCTTGCTAGTTATGGAAAGAGAGGAATTGATCGATGAACTTAGCAGGATGCTAATGGATTTTTTAAGGTGTGATACTGATTCACTTACTTTTTTATGTGAAGGCGAAGGACAGATTACAGTAAATAGAATAATGGAATGGAACACAAAGAGTTAATAAATAAGTTGAAGGAAGTATTAAGCCAAAATCCATCAGAAGAGTGGTTAATAAATCTTTATAAAGAGGAGGGCGCACTACAGGTAAGACTACCCCTTCCATCGGAATTAGATTTCACGCTCACTGTTACAGGAGCCAATTTTATTAGGCATATTACCTTTACTAGTGCCTACTTAGCGGCACATGGGGTGCCAGGAGCAGTTCATTTATCACTAAGTTATCTATTGGAAGAGTTGGAAAATGCATAAAATAGTTTATAATGCTGATTATGGGGGTTTTCGTCTTCCTGAGTTCTGTATTGGTTACATGATAGCGCGGGGAGATAGTCACTCTCCCGATGATTGGCAGTATTGGCGCTATGACGTAGAACGCCACAATCCAACTCTCGTTGAGTTCGTGGAAAAATACGGTAAAGAGCACAATCCTACACTGGAAGTGGCTACTATCGAAGGAGATACTTATATTATAGAAGAATATGATGGGTTAGAAACAGTTGTTGAGCCCAAAGACATTCAATGGATAAAAATTAAAGCTGATGATAACACAGGACCAGAGCAAAATGGATTGGAAAAAGCCAGTGACGATAGTACTGGATGGTAAGGCAGTGGTTGTAAAGAAGTTTGGTTATGCTTTCTTTAGTTATGATCCACGTAATCCTGATGCCATAGGAGATTTTTTAATAGAAGCTAAGCATGTAACGCATGTTGAGCAAAATATAGATTAGGTATGATTGATAAAGATTCAATGGTTTGTGGTTATCTAGACCATGCTGGGAAGTTTCATTCGTCTGCTATCGAAAGGGACGAAGCTAATTACAAGCAAAAAGTCCGGGAGTGGGAGTATGAATTCACCAATTTTGTGAGCAGAAGCTACTACGGTAATATAAATGTAGATACCTGGATAGCTTTCCTACAGACTCATCCGAAGTTTGGAAAGAAGTCTAGGCCCCATTCAAAGCCTAGGATTACTATGCCACAAGATAAAGAGATTATACCACAATGGGCGATTCTGTAAATATTCTCAGAGAGCTTCCTCTTTATATAACTAGGAGGGGAAGACCGGCTCATCAGTTTCATTTTAAGCTAACTATGGATGAGAATAAGTATATTATTACTTATTCGGATGAGCTTGATAAAATACTCATTAGTGCCAATAATCCAGACCTAGAAGTGTTAGTAGATCACCTCTCTAGGACACTTTGGGCTCGATTTGATACTCAATATTACGTGTTTTACTACGGCGAAAAGACGTAGGGCTATGGAAATCGATACGATTTTTGCGAAAAAGCTTGACATTTGCTTTTTAATTTCGTATCTTTGTGGTAAATTACTAACTAATTGATTTACTTCATTGTCACCGAGAATTATGAGTATCTAAAAATTGGTTTTTCTAAGACTCCCCATCGTAGGATTCAATCCTTACAGACAGGTTGTCCAATGAAACTACGGATGCTTTTCACTATTCCGGGTTCTATGGAACTTGAAGCACATATACACTCAGTTTTCAGCAAATATCGTACAGTCGGCGAATGGTTTACCTTGAATCCGTCCCTATTGTTTGATATATATGCTCTCAACACTGAATTTAATTAGTTATCAGCAACCCTTGCACTAGAACAAGGATCGGCCCTCAGACATCAATGCAAAAAATAGTCCTGGGTCCAGAAGTCGGGTTATAACTGCGAAGAGCAGCCAATTGTCCCCGATAGTTGCGAAAATATTTAGAAGAAATAGTACTGTTGATATTATAGATGCTCTAGTAGGGCTCAGTTCATTCTCATCTATATGGGGTAATCTTGCAAAAGATGGCACTGTCAACTTTTAAGTCTCTAAATAAATGCCCACCCATTCCGGTTCAAGGAATGGTAGGGCGTAGCTATGTCTTCCCCTGAGCTCACCTACCGCTCATCCCCAGTGGGGAACTTGAGCGAAAATGAAAGAAAATTTCATTTAGTTAAAAATATTTTCAATTTTACTTGCTTTTTAGGAAATAATGTTGTATCTTTGTATAAATAATCACTTATGAAAATAAATGTAACTTCTCCCTCACTGGAAGATTATTACTTGAAGGCATTGAAGATAATTGGTTTATTTGCTCCTCCAGGTAAAGATTTGTCAGAAGCTGAGGCAGTAATGTTGGTACAATTTATGACCCAGCCTGAAAAGTATAAGTACTATCCTTTCTCTGCAGCAGCACGAAAGGAGGTTATGGCTAGGTCAACTGTGAATCATTCTAAGCAGACACTCTCTCAGAAGATTACAAGTTTAGTGGCGAAAGGTTATTTATTTCGTGATGAAGATAATTTTATTGATTATAATAAGGTTATCAAAGAGTTAATAAAACAGACTGAAAAGAATGAGGTACCGTTCGTTGTTAACTTATCCCTACGATAGTTTAATAGAAGAAACCGCTGAGGTCTTAGGTCTTCCACTAGAGACAGTAAAGAAGATTATCTCTTTCGAGTTTAAGATTGTGTCTGAGAACTATAGGAATTGGTCCTATGTAGGATTTAGATTTGAAGATCTAGGTTCTCTAGTGTTGAAACCGGCTGCTCTAGATCATGCTATTAAGCATATGATCTTTAAAGCTAGGAGGTATCCAGATGCTAATTATAAGATCTTATTAGGAAAGGCTTGAAAACTTCGCCCACTGACAAAAGAATATTATAAATCACGTAAATTTAAGAGTCGATTTGGCTCTTGGCACCACTAAAATATGAAGCCTAATTACAAAGAAAGTGCAATGCAGATGCAGTTTGCTGCTCAGCAACATACGTTACACCTAACTACTATTCAGACACTGAATGCAGTTTTAGAAACTACACTAAAGGATGAGTCGCTAGGTGAACTAAAACGTTTAACAGCTAAAGCATTACTAGAGCACATTAAGCCATTCACTAAGAATCCAATCGAAACTACTACAGATGAAATTATTGGGTAATCGAGTCCTCATCCAGTTAGATGAAGAGGTGTCTCACACAAAGCTGGCTTCTGGTATTGAAGTGCCAAAGGTTAGATTTGAAGAGACCGATGGTGGTAAACTTAAATCTAGGGTTGAATCTCTTGGGTATTTATCCCAAGGAACCGTAGTAGATGTTTCTCCACTAGCTCTAAAGTCTATACAGGAAGAGTCTGCTACTCTATCCAAAGGTGATAGAGTGCTAGTAAATCCACTAGCAGTGGCGCCTAACTATCAGTTTTATACAGATAGGGCAAACAAAATCCAACTATTCAACGGATTAATTTCCGTACCAACCTCTTTAATTGAAGCAATTATCAATGACTAACTTTAAGAATAAAAACATAAATGCTGAGAAGAATAGCAATCAGATTGCTTCCCTTACAGCTGAACTAACTACTCAACGGGAACAAGCTGCTAAGATGCAAGTAGTAGCACAGGAAGCCGTTAATCGTCTCATCTTTATTGAGAATAAACTTTCCCCACAGCTTCTTCGTAAGCCTTCATTTTGGAATGTTTTATTCCATTGGAAAGAAGTAGTTGCTGTAATCGTAGAAATTATAACTATTATAAAGAACTTCCGCGATTCTCTGCAGCCAAAAACTGAAAATGACTCTGCTCAATAGCTTTGACATAACAAAAGATTTCCACTCTTCTAACCCAGAAGTAAAGATCTTACTCCCTCAGATAAAGGAAATATCCTCAGCACACGCTTGAGCATTGTTTCTTTTCGCGCATCCTGATTCTAAGTTCTTTGAACTTTCCCCCATAGAAAGAAAGATCCTTATATATGATGATTACTTATTAAAGGATGAAACATTCTCTTGGGAAGAATATGAGCCACTGCTGATAGAGATTGCTGAAAAGGCACTAACTAAAGCAGAAAGAGCCTTAATGCGCTGGGAAAAGACATTACATGAGCGAGATGACTTTATTGCATCGGTGCCGTATGATGCTTCTACCTATGAGATGAAGGATAAGTTATTAGCTAATACTTCCAAGTTATGGGATCAATATGAGACTATACTGGATAGGCTTACAAAAGAAAAGCAGGCTAAGACTCTTGGGGATATTGAAGAATCCCTAGCAGAGAAAGGAGATATATAATAGTAGGGGTGGTGACTTTTAGGTCTATGGATTCGTAGTCCAGCCACTCACGGGGATGTAATGGTATTGATTGATACTAGATCATCATGGTAAGATGCAGGTCGTCATTGACGTTAAACAAAATAAATATAAATGACAACTCATACGAGCCCGCGCTTATGGCGCCAAAGAACTCTACCCGCTTTGTTCCTCAAGAGGTAGAACTTGAAGTAGTTAGTGCAGTTTACGCTTAGGATAGTGATATTCTAAAAAACCTGTATAACATCTATCAGGATGGGTATTAAGACAAGGGTTCGACTCCCTTCATCTCCAAGCGAAATTGAATTTATTTCAACACGTAGCGCCATGAAAACATGTATAAATTGCTCTGAAAGCTTTCGTCCAACATCGAATCACCTCCTATGCCCAAAATGCCGAGGAAAGGCATACAAAGATAAGAAATGTGAAACGTGCGGAAAGATCATACAACGGAATAGTAAGAGCTGCATAACTTGTCTAAATAAAAATCGGGGACCTTGACAAGCCCCAGAAAGTATAGCGATAAAAGTCACTTTAAATAAAGCTCGTGGGCATGCGCGTAACAAAGAGTTTAATATAACTATCGCATATCTAGAAGAACTACTACACACTCAACAAGGAAAATGTGCCTACACTGGACTAGTTATGGAGCTACCTAAGTGACGTGGTTGTATGGATAAGCGGATTTGTGCTTCACTAGATCGAATTGATTCAACTCTTGGATACGTTATTGGCAATGTTCACTGAGTGATCGCGCCAATTAATTATATGAAGAATAATCTTCAACACCAGGAGTTCAAGGAACTTCTTGAATGAATTAAACAATAGGAATTGAAGGGTTCGACTCCCTTCATCTCCACTGACATACCTTGGGACTAATTCGGGAGCTCTAGCCGTAAGGTTCGGGGGCTCCCTCTCCCAAGACCCCTATAAGGGGACACACCACAGGGGTGCTTCACTGTTGTAGAACAGGACTAGTCTTCAAATGGAGTGCTGTAGGGATAATAAATAAACCTACAAGTAGAATTCTTTCTAATCGACTTGGAACCTTAGCATTAAGTTGAAGGTAACAGGGGGCAAGTTTAAATACAGCCTGAGAGACTAAACGAAAGAACACCTTAATTTAAGGTGATGCGATAGTCCGATCCTCCTAGAAATAGGAGCTCATAATAGATATAATGATAAACGTATATAATTCTAAAAGCAGAAGAAATTTACTATTAAAAAGTAAAGAGTATAGGTGTGAAATATGTAGTAATACTGGTGTGCATAATGGTAAGCCACTACGTCTACAGGTAGACCACATAAATGGGGAAGCACACGATGATAGGATAGAAAATTTAAGATTCCTTTGTCCCAATTGTCATTCCCAGACTGAAACCTTTACTGGAAGAAATGCTAGAACTAAAAATTTTAACATGCCTTCTAAAGAAGAATTCTTGGAGTTATTGAAACAATATACACTAAAGGAAATCTCTATAATGAGAGCAGTAACTCTCCGAACCACATACCAATGGTATGATAAATTCGTGATAAAAGGTATAGCAAAGACAAGAAAAGAACCAAATATTAGTTGTGAGATTGTGAGATTACTTAGAGCATCTAATAAAAGTACTAGAGACTTGTCGATAGAGTACCAAATAAACGAAGATTATACCAGGAGATTAAGAAGTGGACGAAAGAGAGCTAACTGCTAACAAAGTGCAAAACTAGACGGCTGAATTCCAACCTCAGCTTATTCGGGTGCAAGTCCTGACACCCTTGCCAAATTAATATATTATGGATGTTTTTAAAATTATTGTAAAACGGTCTTCTATTACAAAGGCAGAGAAGTTATATAAGGAGGGAAGACTCTCTATTATCTATATAAATAGTAAACCTTTTTATGTAGAAGTTATCAACAATGCCTCTCAGTTCGAGGCAAGAATATGGCCAACCAATGTTGGGTACGACGGGTGGAGGGATGGCTGGATTATATCAGCTTCCTCAGTACAAAGGTTAATAGTGGATTACACCACGGCATTAATCGATCTCCAAAAAGAAGATGCTTGGAAGGATAGCTACATAGTTGAAATAAGAGAAGACACAACACACGATAATGGAACAAGATAAAATTGGCCCCCACGATAATCCTAAGGAACTAGTTCCTTTAAGTATTGGTAGTGGAGTACTCCCACAAATACGAGCAGCCAATGAAGTATTATATACTTATAAGGATTTAGAGGCTGCTTTTGATGCAGGAGTACTTAATGAGAGGTATCAAGATGAGTATATAAGACATGGCTCTTCTTCTCCTACCTTTGAGGAGTGGTTTAAAGATGAATTTAGTGCTGAAAAAGATGAACGTAACGATAGTGAATAATACGGATACTACTATATCTATAAATGGTGTAGACATAGGTTCTAATGATTATTTTGAAGGGCAGATAGAAGATAATAAAGCTATTCTCTCAGCACCTAGATCTGAAATATCTCCTCTTTTAAAGGAAGAAGATATATTATCGTTAGGATGGAAAATAACTCCCGATGTTACGGATTATGCTCCATTGTGGATATCTTATATTATAGGAGATGGGGATGGTAATTATTATGAGTTATCTAATGAAGATAATGATAATATATGGTGTATTCAGGAATGTGATGAAAAAGGGAATTATGTCTATGATGGAGAACACATGTTCTTTACACTCTATGATGAGGGGGATTTAGAAGATTTAATGAGGTTAATGGGTTTAAGGTATGGATAATCAATTAGCAATGCAGCAAAGTAAGATGGTGTTTGAGTTAGTGCTGGCAGAGCGTTTTTTAGATACTATTTTCTATGAACCTCCTGATGAGATAGCTTCGTATAATTTCATCCTTAGTTGTTTTAATAAGGATGAAAAGTTCCAAGAATTAGAAGAAGGGGATAATATTAATTTTTATTAAAAATAATTGTTACTAGTATCATATACTATTGCGGACGCGGGTGGAGCATCTACGAGAGCACCAGAGGACAACCATTAAGATAACCATGTATATGAAGTAAAGCCCACAACAATAAAAAATCTCGAAGAAACCATAGCTTAGACTATGAATACATACCTTGTATAGGGAAAGAACACCCAAAGAGAGATAGACACCACGACTATAATGTTACAAGGTTTGAGGTCGTTGGATTAGAAGTGTATACAAGAGGTCTAAGCAGCCCTTCATACCAGGGTGGCCTAATAAGTATGTTTGAATAAGAATAGGGCCGCGTGGGTTCGACCCCCACCACTTCTACTATACCCCTACCGTGGCTTTAGGGACATCTGAAAGGTAATCGTTACTGGCCATATAAGGGAAGGCCTAAAGACGGAGTAACTAGGGGTAAAATTAACGAATCAATTATGAGGATAGAAATACACGTTTGAGATGAAGGCAGCGAGGTTCAAAGCCTTTACCGCCAAATAGAGGTGCCAGAGCATCTAATGCGAAGCTATGAATCGCCTCTACACTACTTAACAGACAAATTACCTTTTGTTTACGATAGATAACTATGCTCTGGGTAAAGACAACAATGCTGAGAACACATGACGAAGAAGGCCAGGATCTCTCCCAGCTCTACGAAATTCCCTTCTACTTTGATCTATCAAAGGTCATTGCTATGCGTCCTTTGGAAGAGACAGATCTTCCGTTAGAATTTCGTAGAAAAACGGCCATTACTTTCAATGGTAGTAATGATGAACACTATGTTAAAGCATCGATTGATGACTTACTTAAATTACTCGGGGGTTCAGATGGAGGAATCGAGGTTTTAGATCTCCCAGAAGACACACCCGTAGCACCTAAACTAGTAACACAACTATAATGAACTCTACAGATAAAGGGTCCAAATGGACTATTTTTACGCCAGAAGCCCCGCAAAATACTAGCACTTATAGTAATGCCATTCCAAAAGCATCTATAACAGGTTCTCTTGAAGGAACTTCCTCAACCGCCACCTGGGTAAATATACAAGATGGAAATACAACGATTGCTAGGCCTCTTAATGCATTCATTTCAGGGGGCGCAATAAACGCCGTGCCATACTATCCTGGTAAACCTGAGCCAGTAGTAAAGACCGAGGTAAAAGAATTGGGATACTATAACTGGTTGGGATATTTTAGGCGCTTAGTAAATTTAAGTAAGCATCTAGAGTATAGAAAAGAATCAAATCCTGCAATACGGGAAGGAATAGACCGAAATCTCATATTACTTCTCTCTATATTAGAGAACAAATTAAGTAAACAACTTGACTAATGATAACTGACGAAACGCGTACACAACTCGTCTCCTTTGGAGAATATCTTCTTTCTGATTATAGGAAATCTATGGTGGAAGAAGCAAATCAACACTTGGTACACCACGCTGATATTGAGAACTGGCTCCACTTTGAGTCTATTGCTCAAGCTTTCCCAGCAGAGGGAGTATCCCCAACAGCAACTGAAATTTTAAATACAGTCAATGCAAATTAAGGTAGAGATAAAGTATGAATTGTGGCCGTATGAAGAGACAATGGCTGTCAATATCCCAGCTGAATCCTTTAGTAATATGGACACTTATGTTGATTCAATGGTGTCTAATTTGAAAATGCGGTTACTCACCCATGTTAAGATGTACCACCCTAATACGTGGTATCCAAATACAACAGTAGACTTAGAACAATTAAAAAAATTAACGCATGTTGATGCCAGCTAAAAAAATAGATTTACAAGTTGCCACACAAGAAAAGTTACTCAGCGGAGTAGAACAGATGGCCAAGGTTGTCGGGTCCACTCTAGGGCCAATGGGTAAGAATGTTATCATCGAAACCCAATATGGAGCAACTACAGTCACAAAAGATGGTGTTACTGTCGCAAAACATCTTACACTAGAAGATCCTACAGAGAACTTAGCTGTAACAATTGTTCGCCAGGCTGCTGATCGCACAGCTAATTTAGCAGGCGATGGCACCACTACATCTACAGTTATTGCTGCTGCGCTAGTTAAACAAGCTTTTAAACTAATAAAGCTAGGCTTTCAACCAATTGAGATCAAAAGGACATTTGAAGATTTACTCCATAAGGTTCGTTTGAACTTAGTAAAGAATGCCAGCCCTGTTTCTAGTGAGGATATTTTAAAGATTGCCACTATCTCAGCTAATAATGATGAGACTATTGGAGCCCTTATACACTCAGCTTTTGAGTATGTTGGTAAAGAAGGTTTGATTACCTTAGGAGATTCCAAAACAGGTAAGACTGAGGTTGAACTAGTTCCTGGTGCTTCCGTGAATAAAGGCTACGCATCTCCGTATTTCATTACGGATGCAGCAAAAGGTGAGGCTATTTTGGAAAAACCACTTATCTACATTACAGATAATAAGCTTCGTACCCTTGAAGATGTAGTTCCGGTACTAGAAGCTGCCCATGAATCTAAACGCCCTGTACTTATAATATGTGATTCTATTGACGGCCACGCCTTACAGATACTAGCTGTGAACAAGATAAAAGGAATCGTACGTGTAGCTGCTATTGAAGGTCCTTCATTTGGAGAAAATCGCGCTGAACTGCTTAAAGATTTGGCTGCGATTACCTCTAGTAAGATTCTGTCTAATGATACTGCAAACACTGACTTTGGTCCTCATTATCTTGGATCAGCAGAGAAGGTTGTTGTTTCCAAAGAACGTACAGTTTTTGTTGAACCAAAGAAAGATAATGCACGTGTAGAAGAACGTATTGCTCTTATAAAGGAGCAATTGAATAATGTTCCAGATAATCCATATCTTACATCTCAATATCAGAAACGCCTAGCTGATCTAGCTGCAAAAGTAGCAACTATTAATGTTGGAGCTGCCACTGAGACAGAGCAAAAAGAGGTAAAAGATCGTGTAGATGACGCACTTCGAGCCACTTCTGCTGCAGTAGCTAAAGGTTACTTAGTTGGTGGGGGATTAGCACTTCTTTGGGCCGCGCAAGAACTCACAAAGAAAGATCCAACTCCAATAGTAAATGCTTTTGTAGATGGATTAACTGAGCCTTTGCGTTTGATTATAAAGAATTCAGGCAAAACAGCCGAGGCTATTATCGAAAGGATTCTGGAAAAAGACGAACCCGACTTTGGTTTCAATGCCAAAACACAAGAATTCGATAACTTAAGAGATCGAGGAATTATTGACCCTCTTCTAGTTGTTGAACAGGCTATTACTAATGCTGTATCCGCAGCTAATATGCTAATTCTTGCAGAGGTATCCCTAACAAACGTGGATAGAACGCCGCCTTACGCGCCGCCACAAATGGACTATGCTTAAAGCTACAGATGTAATAGTAAAAGAAATACCAAATTTCCACCCTCTCTCGGTGGATTACAGAATTTTTTGGAGAGAACAACGCCGTAGGTGTATAGAAGGTATGTGGGCTAGTGGAACTTTTATTCCACCGGCCCTTTACTATTATGTAAACTTCCATACAATACGATTAAACAAAAGAGGTTCAGCCCTGAAAACCTTCGATCGCCCCTGGTTACGTGATGTAGAGTATAAATTTTTTAACTACTACACCGAAGCCAGGGGCTTTTCTGGTTTCCAAGATGACCATTATTACTCATCCAATAACGTACTCCTAGATGAAAATGTTACGGATGATATATTAATGCGCTGACACCCAAACACAATATCTCCAATTACAGGACAGCGAAAGGAATACATCTCCCCTAGAAAAGCGCTCTTTCAAACATATGATGCCCCACTAGGCGCCCCGCTGTTTGAAAACCCCCTACAGAACTTTATGCTACTTGGTTCTCGTGAATCAGGTAAATCCTATTCAGTTTCAGGACTTATAGCGCATAACTTCCTGATGGATGGATCTACAGTGTACAATGAGTTTACTAGAAAATTTCCTAAACCAGCAGAGATATTGGTTGGTGCTGAGAAGTCTGACCGTTCGGCTGACCTTTTAAAGAAGGTTCGAGACGCTTTTGACTGGTTGCCAGGTAAACAAACTCTCCATGATAGAACTTATCCTTCTCCGTTTTTAAAACGGTATCGAGGTTCTTGAGATGTTAATAGGGAGATCATTGCTGAATACAAAAGGCGTGAAAATGGAGCTTGGCTCGTAGCCGGTTCTAAATCATCTATAAAGCATAAATCCTTCTCGTCTAACTCATTTGCTGCACAAGGAACACGTCCACTCCTCTTAGTTTTAGAAGAGGTTGGTATGTTCGCGGGCTTAAAGGATGTATACACTAACACAGTGGATAACCTTCGTAATGGTCTTGTAAAAACAGGCATGCTTATGATGCTGGGTACTGGTGGTGACATGTCAAAAGGTACCCTTGATGCTGCTGAGATGTTTTATGAGCCGCATAAATATGGTATTCTTCCCTTTGAAGACACATGGGAATTTAGGGGTGATATAGGTTACTTCTTACCCGCCTATGAAGTACTCAACGAGTATAAGGATGATGATGGTGTAACTGATGCTGCGGCAGCAAAGCAGGCATTATTAAATGTAAGAAAGAAAAAAGCAGGGGACTCAGGCGGATCAGAAGCATTGAATAAGGAAATGCAGTATCGACCTATTGTTCCTTCTGAGATGTTTCTTACCAAGACAGCTAATATATTCCCCACAGCGGAACTTCGTAGGAGATTATCCGAAATCCAAACTCACAAAATGAGTGATTATTTGGAGAAGAAGGTAACACTTTACTTTGATCCATCTGCTAAAATATATAATGGTGTGAATTATGAACTCAGCGAAAAGCTCCAGGCCATAAATCGATTTCCATATGAAGGCGATGAATTAGAAGGGGCAGTAGTTATATATGAATTTCCAAAGGTTATACAGGAGGTTATCCCCGAGGGGGCCTATATTATAGGTTGTGACCCTTATAAAGACGACGGGCAAACAGGGGCTTCCTTGGCATCCATATACGTTATAAAGACAAACAAACATCCCTCATCTGTTGGGTATTCAGAAATAGTGGCTAACTATATTGGTCGCCCCTATTTAGGAAAGAATCATGTGAATGAATTACTATACAAACTATCCTTGTTTTATGGTAACGCAAAGATATATTTTGAGAATAACGTAGGCAACGTAAAGGATTACTTTGAGAAGATTCGTCGATTAGATCTCCTAGCTCGTCAACCTGTAACTATTTTTAATAAAAAAGCTTCCTATGATAGTGGCCCACAGGTTATCTATGGCTACCCCCTATCAAACGATAAGATAAAATGGGAAGCACTACAGTATGTTCGATCTTTCTTGTTAGAAGATCGAGGAGATGGGAAACGCAATTTGGACCTTATACCTGACCCAGCACTACTCCAAGAACTAATTGCTTATAACTTAGATGGAAACTTCGACCGAGTATCTTCCTTGATTGGCTGTATACTAGGTCTTGAAGAATTATCCAATATGGAGCAACGAAAGTTGTATAATCAAGCTGAGATATCCCAACTTGATAAGGACCTCAATAGGCTCATAATAAATAATAACAGATTATTTAATGTTCAATTTTCCCAAACAACGACTATCATACAACAATAAAGCAAAAGATGATTTTGCGTGGGCTAAGAAGGTTATGGATTCGATCCTTGCTCACTCCCCTATGGACAATGGGGTTATTAATAATGCCACACCCTATCAAAGAAAGTTATCGAATTATCAACTATACAATAACCAGTTAAATCAAGCTGACTTTGAACGCGCATGTAATCCCCTAGGATTAGATGTGGGGCAATTAAAAGATGAAATCCAGCCTTATAATAAGGCATATAATAAAATCCAAATCCTTCTTTCTGATCTTTCTAAACGCCCATTCAACTTTAGAGCTGTTTTAGTCAATAGTGAAGGTGTTCGCTCTAAGCTTGCGGCCAGGGACAACATGTTTAAAAACTATGTTGAACAAGTAATACAGCAGGCAAAGGCATCAGCAATGGGTAATTCCCAGCAAGAAGAAATGTTCCCAGCTATTGATCCAAAAGACGTCAATAGGTACATGCGCTATGATTACAGGGAACGGCGCGAATTACTAGCTCAAGCCATCCTCCAGTATCAACAAAGAGCACTGGATTTAAGAGACCTAAAGGTTGATGCTTTTAAACACGCTCTTATCTCTGGCGAAGAGGTAGTGTACGTTGGTATGGATAATGGAGAGACCTCTGTGTCTGTTGTAAACTCCCTTAATTTCTTCTGTCATAAGAGTGGTGAAACCAAATGGGTGCAAGATTCATTGTACGCCGGACAAAGCGTATACATGACTGTCGCAGAAGTATTAGATCAATATGGTAAATACTTAACAGAGAAACAAAAAGACCGGTTAGATAACTCTAATACAGCTTATGCACTGCGGGATTTTTCAATGTCGGGTACTGCTAAGTATGGGCATACAGAAGCTGATCCAATGATGGATTTGATTTCAAACAGCCAGCACGGAAGCTATGGGTCTAAAAATCAAGAAGATATTCTCGTTTCCCATGTAGAATGGGTATCACAACGCAAAGTTGGTTTTCTTGAGTTCACTAATGAATTTGGTGAAGTTGAGAAGAAAATGGTATCGGAGGACTTTGAAATCCCAACTCTCTATACCAAAGAAGATATAGTAAAACAGTTTGGAGCTAAGACAACCTATTATATATGGGAGCTCGATGGTATTATTTATAAGCTCTATTGGGATTATATCCCAGAAGTCTGGACTGGTACACGCATCGGTAATGATATTTATACTATGATCGGACCTAAAGAACTTCAATATCGTCCTGTAGATAATCCATTTAAAGTGTCCTTAGGTTATCATGGCTTGATTTACAATGCCATGAATGCCGAATCTGTCAGTTTGATGGATCGCATGAAGCCCTTCCAGTATTTATACTTGATTGTAGCTCACAAGCTCAAAGAACTTATTGCCCAGGATCAAGGGAAAGTATTCCCATTTGATATATCTATGGTGGACCCAAAGATTGGTCTAGAGAAAACGCTTTATTATTTGAAGCGTATGAACATAGATTTATACAACTCACTAGCCAACGGTGATGCCCCAGGCCAGAGCCAACGTGGTAAAGTAACGGGTGTAGCCGACATGTCTAATATGCAAAATATTATGAATTATGTCGGACTTCTAGAGTCTATAGATGCACAAATTTCTGAGGTAGCAGGTGTTTCTAGACAGCGCGAAGGCCAAACAGCACCAACTGAGGCTGTGTCAAACGCCCAGTCTAACATTCAGATGTCTGCCTTGATTACTGAGATCTATTTCCAAAGTCACGCAAAGTTATGGGAGAAAATTTTGTCCTCCATAGTGTATGCTACAAAGTACGCTTGGCGTGGAAGAAACATCGTTAAACAGTATGTTCTAGATGATCTGTCCCTAGCTACCCTAGAAGTTGAAGCAGATGAATTATTAGATTGCGATCTAGGTATATTTGTTACAGATTCTGGTAAAGAACACGAAATGTTCCAAGCCCTTAAAGGAATCTCTGACGGGCTTCTTAACACTAATCGGGCCACCTTCTCAGATCTGATTACTCTTTATGAGAGCAACTCTGTTTCTGAATTAAAGCATGCTATTAAGCAATCCGAAGAAGAAACCTTCCAACGTAACAATCAAGCACAAGAAGGTGAAATC